ATGAGTCAAATCGGTATATGTAACTCCTCCGCTGGCGGCGGATCCCCAATTAGAACCAGCAGTAGTATGATCTGTCCACCAGATATACTGTGAACCAGTATTGATTACATTTTTGTAATAGTTTGATTGACCAAGTGAATTTTTAGCATCACTTGACTTAGACATCCCTGCAAATTTTTCTAAAACAGTACCCGCAGTACCAGTAAATTTACCCAAACTATCAACTACAATTAAGTGTAGTTCATCGTTGCTTGATGCAGATGTTTGTGTAGAAGCAAATTGGGTAGTCGAAGGCTCATAGTCAAATTGTGCAGCATATACCCAGCCTCCTTTGCGTTTGGCTATAGCGGCTGAAATATCTACAGCGGAATTGGCTGATAAAGTCAATGAAGTATCTGATGCAATTGAAGCAACAGTTCCTGAAACAGTACCCCCATCGTTTAAAATAATAGAACCAACTACTAACTCAGTAGTAAAAGCAGTGCCGCTTCCAGAAACAGAAGTAGAACTAGTACTAGCAGTAATTGTTCCAGATAGTTGTGTATCATTATAAGTTGAAGAATCTGCCATAGAGACTATTATTCCGTTACCAATAGATCCTGGATACTTTGCTGCCCATAGCCCATTAGAACCCTGGCCGTCTTCATGATTTGTGGTATAGTCATCTTCGTTTTCAATCAATACGCCAGCAGTAGCTCCCGCATTAAGTGAAGAACCAGAATTTATTGCTCTTACTACTTTTAATGTGCTTGTGTATGATAAAAAAGAAGCTGCTGCCAACCATGTTCTTTCAGATCCGGCGGCTGGCGGTTTTTGAAATTGTGACACTAACTCATTTTCAGAACTAATAGTTACTGGGACGTTGGCAGGTCCCCATCTAAATAAACCAGCGGTACCACCAATAGAGGTGCCAACTGCTGGAACAACTGAAGTGAGGTCTTTTTCTGTTACCTGTACACCAGGTGATAGCTGAAAAGCCATATTTAATCTCCTCGTTAAAAATCAGACAATCTTTTTGTTTTTTTTACAATAGTCTGAATATTTATAACAATTAATATTTGAACTTAGATTCCTTTACTCTTCTTTCGTATTCATCACTTACTAACCAATAATCTCCGCCTGCAACCCATGCTTCTGGTCTATCATTACCCTTGCTGATAACAAAGGGGGTTAGATTTTGAGATATATGTTGCATTTGCTGATTGTATAATCCTTCTCTAGTATTTACGTCTACTAACTCTTTAAAGAAAGGCATTGTAGATAACCAACCGAAAAGAACCATACACATTACACAATCATCATTGTAACCTTCGTCTGCTTGGTATGTGTTTCCTTTTTCGATAAATGTTGATAACTCACCAATTACATCAGCGTCAAAAACTAAAAGTTTTTTCTCTTCCATTAGAGATTTTAAAGTAAAACAACCTTGTCTCTTTACTTGCTTAGAAGTATTCACACCCAATCTCGTTGTTTTCCCGAAGCCCGGTGATACATACTGCCTAGATTTTTCTGTTACTGTACTAAAAATATTATCATACTCAATTTCTTCATGAAGTATTTCTACCACCTGTCCGCCAATGTCGTTGTTTTCTATAAGTACAAATGCCTTGTTATAATCTTCTCCTAATTTTGATATAACATTTGGATACAACATTGGTGCTATTTTATTATTTCTGTACTTAGCTACTACTTTATACGGCATTTCAGTTATGTCAAAAACAACAAATGCTGAATAATCTCCGCCGATCCCTCTAGCAGTATCTACTGTGATACAATAAAAATGATTTTCTTTAGGAATCTCATAAATATCAACCCCAGTTCCATCATTTTCATATAAAGGTGCCTTAGAACTCAGTGTCGCAATAGTTCTAGCGTTTATGAGAGTATTACTAGAACCGAGGAACTCGCATAAAACCTCTTGATTAAATTTTAATTCTCCGAGAAGTTTGAACTGTTCTTCTGCCCACTTCTCATCTCTTCCTGGTATTTCAGTATAAGGAATAAACATATTCTTGAAGCCGTTTGTTCCCTTTTCTGATTCATTCCAAAACTTCCAAAAGTGATTGTACCCTAATGGAGTTGATGTCAATAGAATTTTTGTAGTGTCACCGGCAGAAATTGTAGGATACACTGATGCAAAAAATTCATCTGCTACATTATTTGGGATGATTGCAGCCTCATCTATGTATAGCCAGTTTACAGACTTACCACGAATACCAGAAGTGGTTGTGGCTGCTGTAAATACTCTACAATTATTTTCTAATTCAACATCTCCTTTGTTCCAAGTCTTTACTCCTTGTTGCATCCAAATAGGAAGACTTTCGTACATTGTTTGATATCGCAAAAGAACTTCTCTAGCAGAAGCAGTTTTGTTTGCCATTATCGCAACAGTTTTGTCGGAATTAAATATAGTATAATGAAGAATACAAGCTGCTGCTGTTACAGTTTTGCCTTGCTGTCTTCCTTCCATCAATAGAGCTTTTCTTTCCTCCATGATGAACTTTACTTTTTCTCTTTGACAAGGATATAATATGAAAGGCTGCAACCCCCTATCAAGAGTTACAATCATGCAATATGTCTCTATAAAATATATAGGATCATCCTGACACTTCAGATACTCTTTGATCTGATCTTCAGTAAACTCGTGCTTGTAACCAATAGATTTTAAATTTGGATTACCATGATAAGAGGTTTCTTCACTCATGCTCTATCACTTGTTCGTCTTTCAACGCCCTAAGTAAGTCCTTTGTGCTGCCTACAAATAAGTTGTTATTAGTAACAGCCTTTTTAGGCTTATCTTCTTCACCTTTCACTTTTTTTGCTTTGCCTTGTATTTCAAGCATAGCATTAGCATTATCCTGAAGACCTTTGATTAACTGGCCAGCAACTTCATATGCTCGTGGCTGATCGCTATTTTTAGCAATATGCATTATGCCCCTAATAGCTTCATCGCTATAATCAGCAGTTCTTCTTAATATTTCTCTGGCTTCTTGAAAATCATCTTCAAGGTCTTTTTCTGCGTCTGGTGCAGGAATAGGAAGATTATTTTCTTTCCGACTTTCTTTGAGATTTGCTTCTAATGCTTTTGTTTTATCTTTTGTATCAAAAGCATCATCTAAGCTGTCAAAAGTATTTTTCAAATCACTCACCGCTAAAACTTTCTAGTATCGTAGTTATAAATTCATAATCATCTGCAGGAGTTAGTGTTGTATCAGATACTCCATTCTTTCCTGGTGTAGTTGTTACTTTGACACTTAATGGATCTAATAAATCATTCTCATACAGTTGAGCAATAGCTTCTTTGATAACTGACTGATTACTAACAAGTCCGTAAAAATTTAAGCGCATAGTGAAATCCAATGTCCATATGATACTTTGTCTATCGGCAAAATCTCCTTCATAATTATCGTCATAGTTCACTCCGTCGAGAGTTATTTTTATGTCTCTCTTTACGCCCAGTGCGGGCATCTCATTTACAGTGACATTAAAATCTGGGTTAAAAAACGGAAGAATCTGTTCTACTATCTGCAATCCATCTTCTTGATTTTTGGCGAATATATATAAAGAGACTGACATATTATAAGGAGTAGAAACGAATGAAGTTCTTACTGTATTTACATCATCTCCTGTACCAACAGCCTTGTTTCTTTGTATCGGAGAAACTTTTCTTGATGGATCATAAGTGAGTTGTTGTATTTCAAAGCCCATCCTAGGCAGAATTATAGCAACTTCACCACGAGATTCTGCATCAGGTATTAATGCGATTCTTGATAAGAATTTTTGTTTAGTAGAATACGCCAAAGGAACTCGCATTACTTGTGCAATATTTCCGGCTGTGTCATCTCTGGCTATACGAATATTATTGAAAACCATTCCAAATGCCACTATGGCTTTTCTAATATGTTCGTGATAAAATTGTACATTTTTAAACATTACAGTTCACCAAAAGGATTAACTTCTGAAAAATCTAAAATATCATACTGTTCATTTTCTGTAATAAAATTATCATTATCCGTGATTGCATTAGATTTAGTCAATGCATAATCTTCTAAAATTAATGATGTGCCATCTTCTTGTAAAAACAAATTTCCATTCTCTAAGAAAAATTGATACAAGAACATGTCGATATTTTGTTCTTTGTATATGTTATCAATTGCGTCAACACCAGTATTAATAACTTCAGAGCTATACTCAAACAGTTCACATTGCAGCCTGAAAACATAAATTTTTCCTAACTGATAAAAAGGATTTTGAAATTCAACTAACTTGATCTCAAACAAAGAACCAGTCAATGGAAAGAATAACAAGTCTCCCTCAGAAGGTCGAGAATCAAGAGTAAATGTTCCTCCAGAACTCGCTGTAAGGTCTTCCCATCTTCTTTTTGCTAAAACAAAAGTAGCCTGGTCTCTAATCTCAATACCAAATTTACTAAATAAATCTCCCTCTCCATCGAATCCCTCTATGTTTTCTAAGTACATTTCAAGAGGATATGCTTGTGTAAATTGAGAAAGAGTATCTTCGTCAAAAATACTGTCTACATCTACTTGAGTTCTAGGAATATAAAATATGTCATGACCATATATTTTCAAACTTTCTATTGTGAGGTTTTCTACCAATAGTCTTTCAGAAGTAGTTCCAGAAGTTTGTCCGCTTTGAAAATAAAAATTTGTTGGCATGGGTTATATTACCCCACATAAAACGAAGGAGGCAATTCGTAACGAGATTGCATTTCGTCTTCTATTGAATTTATTTCAGTAATTGCTTCTTCAAATATTTTATCACCATTAAGAGTCACACCACCAGGGAGCTGAATGCCCCCAAATTTTTTCATATTCTCTCCCCACTGCCTTTTAATAAGAGCAGTAGAGTATTTTTTCAAAAACATATCATCATAGACTTCAGAATATTGAGCTGGGTCTAAAATAGCATATGCTTCGGCTACAACATAGTCTCCTGGATTGAATGTCTTGTCCCAATCAGTGTCTATATGCAGTTTATTTGTTTTTCTATTCCAACGAATCTGCCTTGAACTTACAAGCAATTGATCTAAAGTAGTCAGATGAGACTGAACAATACTATAGTAAATCATATCAGCTCCCATCAGATTGTATAAATCATTTTGTCTAAACTGATATTGCAAATCAAATAAGTTTCCGTCTCTTGTATTAGATGTAGCCGCTCCGCCAAAGTTGAATAGTTTAACAATACTTGTTATTCCGTTACTAATAGGAATATATTTGTTGTCCATATCTCCTGCAACGTAAGGTGTGGTATCTAAAATCGCAGTTGATCCTGAAGAAGATCCTGTAATTGTTTCTCCTGCTACAAACGTACCGCTAGTGTTTTCAATAGTAATCGTGGTTCCTTCTCCGGAACTAACGTCAGCAGTAGCTCCTGATGTACCACCAGTAACTGTATCAGTTGAGGTAAAAGTTGCGCCAGCCGCAGTAGTGAGATTTAATGTTGATCCAGTAATTTGATGCTGTACATATGTGCGTTCTACCCCATCAAAGTGATACTCTTGCCACAATTGTATAGCATCATCGATTCGATCATTAATTTGATCGTCATCAACATTTATTTCTATTACAGGAAACCCTAGCCTGCGTAAACAGTATTCAGCGAGTTCTTGTCTTGTTGATAATGCCATTAAATTATCCTTATTTACCCGTATTTTTATTTATAATAAAAGGACTTAGGGAGAAGTCGGCCAATCACTTTCTTCTAAATTTGGAAAGTTTGCATGAGTTGGCAAATCACGAAGAGCCTGCCTATAAAGCCTCCACTCTTCTGGTGCTTGATTAGATGTCAGTAATCCGCTGTTGTCTATTGCTTTCAAAGTCACCCAATCACTTTCAGCAAGTAATTTATTTCTTTTTTCTCTTACTTCAGCAGCGGCTCTGTCATCTGCGCCTGCTGCCTCGGCTGCTTCTATTGTGTCCCATTCAGCTTCTTCTTCTGCTGTCAGAGGAACAACAACACCATTTTCTATTGCTTTATATCTAGCCATTATTAATTCCTATGAGGTCTGTAGCCTATAAATGTAAACAGATCCGCTAGTTGGGTTACTGTCAAAATATAAACGTATGTCCGTAACTGCTCCTGTAATACTACTACTATTATTTCCAGCTATAGTCATTTGTTTATTTGTTTCTACTGCCTGAGAAAACAGAGAAGGGTTCTGACCGCCAGTTTCATTCACGTTATTTAAAAATATCATTGCGCTCGCATGATTATCAGAATCAAATCCTGCTATTTTAAATCTTGCTTGATTAGCTCTTTGTACAATACTAGTTCCAGTTTCTGTGTAATTGTAGTCAAACCATATCCACGTTCCTCCACGTTTCCATCTGAAATATAACGCACCGCAGGGGTCTAAGTTTTCAACTACTATCATGTAAGTGCTATAAGAAGAAGATAAAGCCATGTCTATTTGCGAAACTGCTGAAGTAACAGTAGTAGAACTAAATAAACTCCAGGCACCGCCTCCCGCACTGTTATTGTTAGCCCAACCTAAATTTCCGCTGCCATCAGTAGTTAAGACTTGGTCTGCATTTCCATCATTGTTTGGAAGAGTTAAAGTATAATCAGCATTAGCACTATGAGGCGGGCCCTGCACAGTTATTCCATGAGAATTAAACTCACAGTTAAGTTTAAAAGCTCCTGCTCCCCTGGTGCTGTTTCCTTTAAATATAACATTTCCAGAACCATCTGGATCTAAATCTATGTCGCTGTTACCAGTTGAAACGATATCATTTCCATTGACATCTAAGCTGCCTCCAAGCTGCGGAGAGGTGTCTTCAACCACATTGTCTATGCCGCTTCCAACGGAGTCCTCTGCGGGTGCCCAACTGCTACCGTTGTATTTTAGTATTTGTCCGTTAGTCACACCAGAAGTAGAAACGTCTGTCAACTCATTTAGAGTATCCGCTCCACTTGATCCGCTAGAAACTGTTTGAAATGTAAAACTGCCTGAACCGTCTGTAGTAAGTACTTGACCGTCTGCGCCATCAGATATTCCAATATCAGTTAAGGCAGAGGGTATAGCAGGCGCACTAGTGAGATCAGTATAAGACCCTGAAGTAGCAACAGTTGCTAGTGTAGGAGTTCCTGATAGAGAACCATATGCACCATCAAAAAGTGTGGGGAGATTCGTTAAATCATTATAGTTTGATACTCCTCCGCCAGAATCATTTTTTGCGATCAATATCTCAGTGGAACTTAAAGCAACGCCTGCGAATACGCTAGGGTCACCTGCTGTAAGTGATAGTCCACCAAGTCCACCATAAGGGGAAACATAATACGTTTGTCCTGCTGTCAATCCGGATTGAGCATCATCTACTGCTCCTGCTGACTGAATAGTAGCAATAGCACCATTAGAATAAGCTCCGTCAGAAATACCAACATAGTTTTCAGCAGTAAGATTAGTAGTAGGTGTTCCTGCTACATGTCTAAAAATTACTAAAATCGCTGATCTACTGCTCCAAGCACCGCCCTCAACAAAAGCTATTATTCTATTCTGAGGTCCGAGAATCGCTGATTTGTTTTGATAACTTAATGAATGAATGTCATCAGAACGCACAATACTAATACTATCTCCAGAAATTGTTCCTGTATAAGTTCTAAGTTCTTGAGGATTAGTAGTAAAGTCATTATAAAAAAGAGTTATTGTACTGGAAGTAGCATCAAAAAATGGCATTGATGGAGTTAGATTAGTGGGACTAAATGTGGAATCAAGTGCAATGTTAGGTCCAAAACTAATTGTATTCCCTGATATTGTACCTACCTTCAAATAGGCTTGTTTTTCTGAAGCAGATGCGTCATTATATGCTAAAATCAGTTTATTCTGATTTGTATCCATAGCCATAAAAGCTTTTTCAGAAGTAACTGAAGTTGCTGTTACAGTTGTGTCTACTGAAACTGTATGACCTGATAGAGAAAGCATTGCCACTTTCATGCGTTCATCATCTGCGCCATCTTCGTATGCAATATAGATTTTACCATTATTAACAACATGCTGTTCTCGTGCGTATGGATACTTATCATTTGGCTCATTATCAATTCTAATATGAGAACCAAAAGTAACAGTGGTACCAGAAAAAGACATAGCAACAGCACTAACACGATAATCAGGTAAATTTATTCCATTGGTTACCTGAACCCAAACTGTTTTACCTGAAGAGGGCTCATATACAAAAAAGGAAGACCCCATACCGCCACGATTATAATTGCTTAGGTCAGTCCTAGATCCTGACACGGAATTCCCGCTCACTTGTCCTACCCACATCTGCGAATAGTTACCTGAGCCGCCTCCCTGTACTTGAGGCAGGTATGTAATAAAAAACGAGCCTGCACTAGGGTTAAATCCGATCTTCAAGTTCAAGGCAGATTGACTATCAATTACTGTCGGCGATCCATAAGTTATAGTATCTCCAGAAATCGTACCCAGTACTACTGTTGGATAGCCGTTATTAGCTTTATCTCTGTAACAAACGACTAATTTATTTGCAGAAGTATCGTATATACCACCTACATACCAATCTCCGTTTAAATTGCTGCCAGAATGAGAATGAATAGTAGATGTGGACACCGGTCCCACAGCGTTTTCGTCTCCTGCAACAACGCTTACAGTACCATCAGAATTTACAACTACTTTATCACCGTTTGCAATGGCGCCTGAAGAAACTGCTTGAAAAGTTCCTCCGATTGTTGATGGAATTGATGGAGCGCCAGTTATATCAGCATATGCTCCGCTAGTAGCAACTGTGGCTAATGTAGGAGTACCACTAAGGTCTGTATAAGATCCGCTAGTAGCAACTGTGGCTAATGTAGGAGTACCAGTTAAAGAACTATATGCGCCATCAAAAAGTGTGGGTAGATCAGACAAATCATCGTAACTTACTGTACCGCCGTCTTCGCCTTGAAACAAATATCCCAATGTGTTCCAATCGTCAACACCGTTTCCTATTTTAAACTTACTGGTATCAGTTTCATATCCAAACTCACCTTGTGTTAGAGTCGGGTTTACAGCAGTCCAACTAGTAGAAGCATCTCTTCTTAGCTGTATTATACGAGACATTAAGCAATTCCTCCATCAATTCGTTCAGATTCAGTGTATTGACTATTAGAAGTCCCAGCATCTACATTTTGTGTGGCTATGTAAACACTATTAGCTGACCCCCCGTCAAAATCACTTGATCCTGCCGACAATAGTATAGTAGTTCCAATTATATCTATAACATCTCCAGCACTAGCGGGAGTGTTTAAAACAACACTTGTTCCATCTGTTGCGGTAAAATCTGCAGGTACTTTTTTCAAGCCGTTTACATATACTTCTACATGTCCGACAGAGTACCTAGAAGAAAAGGTAGTTTGATTTGAAGTGGCAGTAAACACATCATGTTCTGTTGATGCGTCATTAAATAATCCGGTATGATATTTTACTCTGTTATCTATTGCAGTAGCTGATAATATTGCTTCATCAGTATAATTGAATGCTTCTCCGCTGACCTGTAGAGTTACGTCAGCGAAATCCTCTGTTTCTATACCATCATTTGCCGTGTCAGAAATTCTTGCATTGGTGTTCGTCAGGATTTTTCCCCGAACATTGTCAAAGAGAATTCTCCTAACACGGCGTGTCATTACTGTGCAACCTCTATAGTCTTAACTATAGCAGTCCACCGTATTGTTTGTGAAGAATCTCCTGTAACATAAACACTAATTGAATTGTTTGTGTCATCAGCTCTGACATCAACTTGCCAATTCAAATTATCTTGAGCGACAGCGATTTCATACATGTCACCTACGTCAGACACAGTATCAGAAAAATTATCAGCGCAACCTTTTAGGTGCCAAGCTCCACTTTCTCCAGTCGCATCAGTTCTTCTTGCTACAACAGAAGCTTCATAAAAACAAGTTGTATCAGTAGCAACTGGAATTCTACTTGAGCCTGTTGCTAAAACTTCTGCTTCAGTATTAGAGGTAGTTGTTCCGTACAATACATATTGTTTAGTATTGAAAGAAGGTACGCCTTGTTCTAATATTCCTGATATAGAAACATTGTTAGGAGAAATATCTGTACTAGATCCGCCTAGTAACTCTATTACACTGCCATTTGATTTTTTAGTGTATAGTTTGCCGTCTTCAAGGTTGACTGCCAATTCACCCACATCAAGATCAGAAGCTGTCGGTTGTTGTGCAGGAACCTCGCTTCTTTTTAATTGTATAATTGCCATTTAAGTTTTCCTTTTCTATACCCTTATAATATATATATAACAAACAAAAAACTCATTGATTCCTATTACAGTATTACCTGTTTTTTAATAGAAATCAATGAGTTTAAAGTATAATTAACATTGAATCTAAAGTAGCTTTACAACACTGCCCCACTACTCATAGAGTAATTAACTATTCGTATAAATCATACTCTTCTACTTTGCCTGTGCCCTGATTAGTACCAGCAGCAGCGTAGCCTGCTAAGAACCGATCATTACCCAAAGAAATGCCAGACAATGCATCATTGTCAGCAGTCTCAGGAGTAGTATCAGGATTCGCTAAAGTAGCGCATAATCCAGTATCAGTCCAAGTACTATCAGTAGTCTTGAATATGTAGTTAGCACCAGAACTAGCACCAGGAGGTTCGCCAGTTGGGGCTTCATATACATATAAGTGCCCAGAACTATTAGTCCCTTCCTGGCTTGCTCCGATAACAAATTTTCCGCTATCACTGATTTGAACAGACCTGCCGAAGCTTCCATTAGCTTTCGGATTAGCAGATGTGATAACTTTTACAGTAGACCCAGTTGTCACATCTATTATATAACATGTGCCGGTTTCGTCAGAGCCGTAAGTTTCTTCAGTCGCTGAAGCAAGTAAATAATCCCCTTTAATGCTAACCATATATCCGAACTTGTCATTCCAAACAACTCCCGAGTTGTTTGGGTTACTAATGGTTCTTACTGCATTACCATTAGAAGGATCGTAGATATAAACCCTGCCTGAACTATAATTTCCAATACCGACTCCTTGAAATTGTTTGTCCCATCCAGAACTTCCAATCGCAATATAATCATCAGTAATAGATACTGTTTCACCAAAGGCTTGTTCAGTTCCATCCCCAGCAGGATCGGTAAAAGTTCTAAGTATAGAACCATTGGACCTGCTAAGTACAGAAGCAGCATTGCCATTATCAGTTCCGACTGCAACATAAGAATCAGATAATGCTACTCTTGAGCCCCATGCACTTTCTGCGTCTGATCTAGTAGATGTCCAAACTAATGATGCAGAAGAAGAATCTACGCTATAAAGATGTACCTTTTTAGAGCTAGTGTTATTAGGTTCGCCGATAACTAGATGTGTTTCATCCATAGCTAGAGCTTCACCAAAATGAACATTAGATCCACTATTAGGGCTATTAATGGTGTGTACTAGAGATCCTGTTGCATTGCTAAAAATATACACTCTGCCTTGACGAGATTGCCCATTTACGGTTTCATACTTCGCACCAACAGCAGTAAAAGTATTGTTTATAGCCACTCCGCTTCCAAAGTAATATTGCCCTGAATTTGGATTGTTTAACGTATGTACTACAGAATTAGTAGAAGTATCTATTACGCTAACCTCACCTGTGTAAGATGATCCCGTGCTCGATACCCAGGCCTCTTCAGTTCCAGTAACTGCATAAGAGCCGTCAGAAGAAATTGCACTGACCTCGCCGAATCCTGCTGCTCCTCGAACGCCCGGTGTATAACCAGTTCCTTCAAGAGTCGCATCTAAACTAGATTGAGAATAATCAACAGTACCAGTTGCTCCTTCTCCTAGTGGTGCTTTCCAATGATAAGCAATTCCGTAATCGTCACCAGTTGCGTCAGAGCTGGGCGACCCAATAATAATATCTCTACCGCTAAATTCCATATCCCATCCATAAACAGCATTTTCCTGGCCAGGATTTTCTAATGTCGATAGTAGATTGCCCGTTGCTGCATCATAAACGTATGCAGGACGATTACCACTTATTCCACCAATATCTTCACCATTTGCTAGGGTAACAAATTTACTTCCATCTAAACGCATCCTATAGCCAAAGCCATCGCTCACACCAGTTCCTTGAGGGTTTGGATTTTCTATAGTTCTCAAATGACTT